AAGGATTATAAGTTAACCTCTGACCGTAATTTCTACTTCAATGATCTAAATTTAGTAAGTGAGCTACCAGAATGTCTGTATTCTGAACTTACCGTTATTGAAGTTGTTGGACTCAAAGAGAGTACTATGTATTTCAAAAACCCTCCAAAATACAAATATAAAGTGACTATGAAACACGGAAACTTCAGTTATGATTTTTTAAATTATATTAACGGACTGAATTTACAAGGTCTAATTGATTGCAGTAAAGATCTTCACTCTTATTTTAATGGAACTAATCGGTATGGAAATTGGTTTTACAATCCATGGATTAGATTCAATGACGAGGGATTATTTTTAATCTTAAAATTGACTTACGGTGAATACGTGACTAAGATCTACAAGCTTGAACAAGAGCCAACTGACAATAGAACACTGCAATTACAACTTGATTAAAGAATCAACGTAGATAAAGATAAATACTCTGACATATTGGAGTGTTTATGGCAAAAATTGTTGAAGATATCGTTATCATACGATTTTCTAAAATAGTCAAGGATGGGGACGACCAAGCCCCTGTTATCGCTGGCGGGGATGTTCAGAGTGCTCTTGAGCAGGTTGCTCAGGAGTTAGTTGGCGACAGTATCGTAGTTGAAGTGGTAAAATCCTAATGTCACAGACTACCACCTTAATTCTTTTCCCAGAAACCGCCTATCAGAATCCTGGCAACGGTGCTCCATATACTTTGACTGGTGAAAGCAGACCAGCTGCTGCCTATTATCTTGGCAATCAGGATTTACAGACGGTAAATATTAAAACTTCAAGTTGCACGGCAAATATCGTTATCCAGGCAACACTGGCAGCTACTCCCACTGAGAATGATTGGTTTAAGGTATATGAACTGCCAATTAACACCGATACCCCATCGCAAAATGGCGGTAATGTGAGTACGTACACCAACATTGAAGGTAATTTCGTTTACATGAGAGCAAAAATAGAGGATTTCCAAAACGGTGTGGTGCAGTTTGTAAAACTTTCCTACTAAGGACAGAGTGATGAAGCATAGAAAGACAATACTTATTGAAGGCGGAAATCTTTCTGTGCGAGGTCACAACGCTAATCCTATCGACTTAACCCAGGTAGATCGTAGCAAAACAATTGAACAACTTACCAGACTGTTCAGCTCGATCAATAAAACTTACGAATCTTTACATAACAGGCCGTTGTGGGACTCACAAGTATTTGAATCTCAAAACTTTTTAAGTGGTTCTTCAAGGCATTTTTTTAATCTGAATAAAATACCTGATAGAGATTTCAAAGCAGTAAAACCAAAAGTCGGCGACATTGACGTAATGATCGACCGAAAGAAGCAGGCTGATCTTGCTGATCTTTTCAATCGATTAATAGACAAACAAGTTGGACCAGCGATTTTTATAGGATTTAAAAAGGGCAATCAACAGTTTAGTACGCTATGGAATTTTCCTAGAAGCAATCTGAATATACAGATTGACTTTGAATTCGTGGAATTTGATAAGAATGGACCAACTGATTGGTCTATTTTCAGTCATTCAAGTGCATGGCGTGACATGGAAAAAGGTATCAAAGGCGTTTTTCATAAATTTTTGATTCAATCTCTTACTTCATTAAGTAAAAAACAATTTCTTCTTCGCAAAATGGCTGGCAGAGGAAGTAACAGAGCCGAGCTAGATAAACCTATGATTGATAATCAGCTTTCTTTTGCTGTTTCGGCAAAAGCAGGCGGTGGACTACGAGACAAATATAAACCTGTCATAGATACTCAAACTGGCAAACCCTTGATCAAGAATGGCATGATGGTCATGAATCGTGCTCCTGCTGGCGATTATGAACAGGATATTGCCAAAATTGTTACTAGACTTCTTCCACAATTAAGGCCGGAGAAAGCGGAAAAAATAAAAACTGCATTCTGGAGCTTTACTGGGTTAATCAGCGTACTCAACGCGATACTAAAGCCAGAAAGAAAAAAGCAGGTTGCTGATGCGTTTCTAGCTAAAACCATTGATACAGGCGCTCAAGGACTGTATAAAAATGATCCTGATCGTGATCTAAAAGAGAAGATACCAGCTATAAGAACCTTATTTCAAGGTCTTGAACTAGAGTTACCTGCCGATTTTAATCAGCGAGTGCAAGCTTATCAGACTAATTATCGAATGGCAAGCAAGCTTCAAGAATCAGTAATTCCTACAAAAAAGCAAAGCATCACTCACTTGGAAAAAATGAGTGATCGAGCGTTTCTGGAATTCTTGGATTCAATCAAAACAGACAGGGGATGGGAAATAAGACGTATGCCGATTACCGTGAAAATAGACGGTATAGGCGGTAGATTTGGTAAAGATCAGCAAGGCAGGCCGTTCTTCGAAAGTAGCAAAAGCGGTCCTATTCAATCCAGAAATGCATTTTCTCAGTATGTGGCGAGCAAGGGAGTCATCAATCCAGTCACAGTTGACAGAGCACAGAAATACGACAAACTTTATGACGAAATCATGGGATTAATCTCAAAGTTGAACGCAACGTTTGGTGAAGATTTTCTTAAAGACAAAAAAGTAGTATGTGAAATGCTCTACTTGCCTATGGCCGAAAAAGAAGGCAATCGCTATCGATTCATAAATCTGGCTTACGATATACCTAAAGGCATCAACTTGGTTGTTGTTCCTCTTCATGTAATCAGATCCTCTAATGGCAAGATCAGTTCCAATAGCAAAATTATAGTTGATAAACTTTGCAATCTAAAGCGTATAGATGATGTGTTGTTTTTAAACAACAGAGCAAAGATTCCAAGATCAATCGACGTAACTGTTGCATTACAAGATATGGATTTGAACGACATCAGAGCAAAATTGGCTTCCAGAGATAAGTCAGACAAAGAACACGTAAGTCAAGTGTTGCTGCAAGCTAAGAACAAAATTGCTGAGATTCTCATCAACTCCTCTGATATTTCAGGTAAAGACATATTGGGCACAGAATTCGAAGGTATCATTCTGCATACCAAGTCTGGCCCTATTAAAATTACCAGTCCTGCCATGAAAGCAGCGATGCAGCAAAAGCAGCAGTCAGCAACATCATCTGGTCCAAAGTCAGGAAAGATAGCACTGATCACTGCTGGAAGCTTTGTCGGACACAAAGGTCATCAACAGCTTGTGAATTCGGTCTTGCAAAAAGCAGCAGAACTCGGAGCAGATCCATATGTATACATTACAAGTACCGTGGGTCCTGATGATCCCATCGAACCTAGAGTCAAGCTAAAGACCTGGCAAACGTTATATCCTCAGCACAAAAATATCTTTCAATTGGTAAGACCAGACGGATCAATAGGTAAGAAAATTGAAAAAGAATTGATTACCAGTAGTAATCCACCGCCATATGATCATATCGTAATGATGGTAGGTAATGACCGATCAGAGGGATTTCAGGGGTTGATGAATCATCTGGCCAGACGTTTAAAAAACCCAAAATATCCAGGATTCGATCATGTAAAATTCAACGTAATTGGAACTCCTAGAGATCAAGAGTCAGGCGGAACTGGCATTACGTTCACTGATCTGCGAAATCATTTGAAAGATCAAAATCTGACTCCAGAAGATAAATTAGATAAATGGGTCAATGCATTCGATCTAAGTAAATTGGGTCAAAAATACATAGAAAAACTAATGAAGTTAACTAATAAAGGTATGAACATGAACAAACAAAAACTAAAAGAATTCGTGACCAATGTCAAGAATGCTATCCCTAATGCAACACCTGCGCAACGCCGTAAGCTCATTAGGTTGATGGAAGAGGCCAAAAAGGATTTAGACATCTCACCGTCGGTAATTGATCGTAGAACGGACAGTGGCACCTTTTCAAAAGACATTGATCCTGAGTATCGCATGACCATGGACTTTGCCAAACAGCATTATCCAATGGCCAAAACAGAAGAAGAAGCATTTGCAAAATTCGTTACACGAAGTCTTAAGCATAGTAAAGAGGATAGCGAAGAAGTCAAAATCAGAATGGAAGAGATCATTGCGCGTCTAGACAAAGTCGAAGCTCTGGTAAAAAAGATGAATGTGCGTAAGTCTGATGTTGCGGAAAGTACTGATTATACGGAAGAAAAATAATTTCTCAAGCTGTATCGATAGTAAATATCTTTACAAAACTTGAGAGGATTACATGTCAAAGAAAAACGTCACTAAGTCTGAAAAGACTGTTCCCGTAGAAAAAGTTCACGAAATCGTTGAGCAAACCGCAAATGCATCAGCAAATGTTGCAACTGCTCCAACACAACCTAATCAGCAACAGGTACAGGTCAACGTAGACTTTCTACGTACTACTCGCGTACATATTGCTATGCCTTGTTATGGTGGCATGCTCACTGAATCAACCTTCATGAGCTTCATCAAGTGGGCAAATACTGCTCGCCAGCTAGGAATAGACTGGACACTTGAAACAATGGTCAACGAAAGTTTGATCAGCCGTGCCAGAAATACGCTAACTGCTAAGTTCTTAGATATGCAAGATGCAACTCATCTGTTCTTCGTAGACGCAGATATTGGCTGGGAACCATGGCATCTATTAGTATTGCTCAATCGCGATGTTGATGTTATCGCTGGATTGTATCCAATGAAGACCATGCCCATCAAGTGGGTAGTCAATGGATTTGACGGTGCTGAAGAAGGCCCAGATGGTCTGCAGGAAGTCAGCAAAGCCGGTACTGGTTTCTTGCTCATGAAGAAACATGTATTTGCCAAGATGAACTCACATCCTGCCGTCAAGCCCTATAAAAATGATATCGGGCTTGACCCAAAGTATGACAAGTATCTAAAGACCTACTTTGATACCGCAGTACGTCAGAATCGCTATTATTCAGAAGACTGGACTTTCTGCGAAAACTGGCGTGATCTTGGTGGTCGTATTTGGGCGGACAAGAGGGTTCTTCTGCGTCATTCTGGTTCTTACGTTTTCTGCATGGAAAATCAGCAACATCTATATGACAACATTGGTCCAATGTACTTGCAAGATCAAGTCAAGCAGGGCAAAGTTATTTTAGTAGATGATAAAAACAAGCCGGTCTGATAATTATTGATTGAGATGAAACAGCAAAGGGGGCTTCGGCCCCCTTTGCTTTATAACGAGATAAATACATTATAACCATGACAAATGTGGTAGTCGGTCGTTCCAACAAACAATGTATTCGCTGTATTAAAGAGAAACCAATGGCATTTATTAAAGGAAATAATATGATGAGAACTAAGAAAAAGTCAATGAAGGTCGCAGAAACTACTACAAGCGGATCAGTAGGTGGCGGTGCGCCTGCTCAAGGTCTAGGAAAGATGCACAAGAGAGCAGGCAGCATGTTCAAGGGTAAGAAAACTACAAAGAAGTTTTATGAATCTCCCCAATTTGCTTCAAAGCAGCAGGTAATAGATTATTTTGTAAGAAGAGGAAAAACTGCAAAGCAAGGTGCTGCTGCTTGGGAAAGAGGTTATAGAGGAACTAAAAAAGCAACTCCTCCCTCTCATTGGCTAGATCGGGCAGAAAAAGCGCAGCAAGATCGCGAAGATCAAAAAGCTGTGAGTGAACAAACTAATAAGAAGGTGCCCAAAGTCTATCAGCCCTTCGTACCCGCGGTAGGAAAGCGTCTTGAATTTCATGATCCCAATACTGGATTACTGATGTCTAGTGCAACTATAACTAACATAGATAATGATTTGATTTATTTTAAAGACGATGAGACTGATTTCGAATACATGGTACCCAAAAAAGAGTTTGATCCACAGACTCTACATGAAAGAGAAATCAACGAACAAGATTTGATCATTATTCCGGGTCAAGGTCACAGATTGAAACCTGGTTTACTACCAAAGCACAATCGCACCGATCATGAAGTTGAAATGGCAAAGAGCGATCTTTTCCAAGCAGCAAAAAATGCTACCGAAATCTACAAAATTATAAGAGATGTTCCTGAAACTCAAGGATTAGAGGGCTGGGTTCAAGAAAAGATTATTAAAGCAAACGATTACTTGAACTCTGTTAGAGAATACTTGCAACATCGAGATTTTGATCAGAAGATGCCAATTGATGAGGAAGCATCAATAAGACAAAAATTAAAAACAATGCTACGTAATATGGATCCTACCATATTAGATAGAGTAGGGTCAGAGGGAATTGATAAAGTGCAATACGGCTGGGATTTGGAAGATCAGAAAAATCTCAGTCCTGAAGACGCTAAGCTAGCCAGCAAGAATATAAGACATGGAAACAGATTACGTCGTTTAGCTCATGGAGAAAATCCTTTTACCGGTCAACCCAAGCAAATGAAGGAAATGACTGGCGGGGTTTTAGCTGGTGGCATGAGCAATTTTGAAGAAGGTGTGGCGGAAGGTTCCGAAGATACCCAACCAGAGGAAGGAACTGTGCGGGCTCGTATCATGAGGTTTGCGCCAACGCCAACAGTTCAAGTTCAAGTATTCAAGCATAACACTCTCCGAGGTGATAGTTATTGGGTTGACAAAGAAGCGAGACAATTCAAAACAATGGATCAGGCAAGAGCATATGTTGACAGGGTAAACAAGCAAGGCGTGGCGGAAGGCGCTCCAGAACTATTGAAGAAAGAAATGCCAACACATCGTCATGCTGAAAAATTATTAGCACAAAATGGTGTCAGTAAAGACGATCCAGATTATCACCATCATCTTGGTAACACGATAAAACATCTTCGTCAGTTTGGTAACATTGATTTGATTAACAAGAGTGACAAGCAAGGTGTGGCGGAAGGGACAGACAACGATTCCGTATTCAAAAAATGGCGTGATGAATTAGGCACAGATCGCAAGACCACACTAGATATTGTTGAACCAAAAAGTTCTTACACCTCGACATCAAGTCCTAGACCATCAGAAAAGAAATGCCCACATTGCGGCGGCAAGATGGTCAGCGAAGAACTAATGAACGAGAAGAAAGACGCTTGCTACTATAAAGTCAAGAGCCGTTACAAAGTCTGGCCATCAGCTTATGCGAGTGGTGCATTAGTCAAGTGTCGTAAAGTAGGCGCAAAGAACTGGGGAAAAAAATCCAAGGTAAAAGAATCACAGCAACCAGTAAAAACAAAAGCAAGAGCGATGTATGGGAAGGGACTTCAAAATCTCTTAGATCAATGGGTACTAAAAAGTACTCAGCGTGACACCGCACTATATATGGGACAAAATAAAAAAGCAATTGCATTGTCCAATGAAATCAAGCAGATCAAACAGGAAATTTTCGCAATGGACGGTGGTAAAGAAGCCTTTGATCAACTATTAGTATGGATAAAGGCAAAAAATGAGAGCAAGTGAATTTATAACTGAAGCGTGGAGCGAAAAATACAAACGCAGCATCGACTGCGGCAAGCCTCGCGGGTTTAGCCAGCGTGCTCATTGTCAGGGCAAAAAGAAGAAAAAAATCGATGAAAGTCCTATAGGCCTAGACATTGGGACATACATGCCTTTTCGTGACAAAGTAGATTCCACGAAGGATAAAGCATTAAAACTCAAGCAAGCATTAAGTCAAGAAACAAAAGAAACAAAAGATATGTTAAGTGTCGCTAGTCGTATTGCAAAAGGCGACAAAACTTTAACTTCTGATGATAAAAAAAGAGCTAAGGCTCAGTTTTTTGATATTTTAAAAGGCGTAGGAATGATTGCAATTTATAAAAAGCTGTTTTTTGTACCATTTATAACAGAAATCATCGTAATTGTAACAAAATCATTGTATAAGAAGACTGGTGTAAATATATTGCCAAGCTCCTTTGCCTCAGTTTTAAGTGAGGATCAAAATCTTAATGAAGACTTACGCAAATGGTTCAAAGAAAAGTGGGTTCGCTTTGGTCCAGATGGCAAGATCAAAGGAGATTGTGCTAGAGGAAGCAATAAAGAAGGTAAACCCAAATGCTTGCCGCAAAAGAAGGCTTATTCTTTGGGTAAGAAAGGCAGAGCTAGCGCCGCAGCGAGAAAGCGACGACAGGACCCTAACCCAAATAGGCAGGGTAAAGCTAAGAATGTAGCGACTAAGAAAAAGGAAAAACAATCATGAGTAGCATAATAAAGGGTCTGAAAAGCGTTCGCGAACAGAGCAAAGGACTAGCCAAATGGCAGTCAATTTTGAAGTCTGATGAACTACGGAACGATATGGAAACGGCGCTTTCGATGCTAGACGATTTGAAAAAGGAGACTCGCTATCACGAAGATCGAGCAACGTATCTTTCTATGGTCAAGCGTCTATTGGACCAGCCAATCGATATCGAAGAACTGTCGCTTGCTCACTCTCAGTTTTTGGAGCACCTTATTGGTCAAATGAGTTCCATTGCAAAAATGCAAAAGAGCGGTATTCGTCGCTACCCCAAGTGGAAAAAATATATTGCTATCATCAGCAGAATAGAACTGATGCTCAGAGCCGCCATCAAGGCGTCTGGCGGTAAAATGCGCGGTGCTGCTATCGAATACTTAAAGTGGTTGGACTCTGCTGTCACCGAGAATCAGAGCAAAGGACGAGCCGAATGGGACACAGGAATGCCAGGTTATGTTCCAAAAGATTGGCCGACAGAGCCAGAAGGCAGAGAAGATGATGAATATCATCGTGAACCCAGACTTGGAACAGAACCTACCGTAATTAGAGGCAGAAAGCCAGAAACTGTACAGAGACAATTCAAGTCTGAAGAAGGCATCACTCCCAACAACAAAGAATATAATGAAAAAATGACGATTGATACCAAAGACGAGTTTACTATCAACGCAGAAAGAAAGCAGTTCGATGACGTAAACTGGGGCGCAAAAGACATTGTTGACATCGACGCAGAATCCGATCCAGAAGGTACAGTATTTTACATATACAATCACTCTAAGCCATACAAGGATAAACCTCCTAGAGACCCATTTGTGTTCAGCGAAGAGTACAAAAAAGCTGATCGAACTAATAAAAGATACGTGTATAGCATCAAGGATCGTCGAACCAAAGATGTATACCGATCCGGACTCACGAGCTTAGAAGCAGCGGAAGCTGAACTGAATAATTTAGATAATCCTGAAAACTTCACGATCATTGCAACTACTGATGTTACAGAGCCAATTCAGGAAGACGATGAACCATTCAAAGATCCTAAGACCGGCAAAGTATACATTACTAAAGCCATGATAGACAATGCGGTCAAACATTTGGCAACAACTTTCGACGTAGATCCTGACTTCGTGTATCAGAGTGCAATGCTGCCTATGATTAAATCAGGCCAGATAGTTATAATACCTGACAATATGTCATCAAAAGTACAGGAAGGTTATCAGGCAGGCACTGTTGGCGGTGCTGGATTAGGCATCAAGAAAAGTCCTATGACAAAAATATTAGAAAAGCCACTCATGGAAACAGACAGTGATGATCGAATATGGGATTTAAAACAAGCTGTTAAAAAAGCTCGACAAATCACAAACGCAATAGGATATGACGATGCTTTGACTGAGATTATCGTAGGCATTCAGCAACTGGCCGAAAAGGTTGATATTGATCCTAGCAAGCTACATGATGTCGAATCTGATATTCGCGCTGCGAAGCGTGCCCTAGAGTCGGCGGTCTACCAGCTAGTCGAAGTATTTACTGACGAATTGCGTGCCCTGGAGAGTACCAGAGACGACATGGACGAAGGTCAGATATACAGCACTGGAGGCGGTGCAGGTCAAGCTATGCGCAAGTACAAAGCTAAACCTGCTGGCTTAGGAGAAGTCAATCGAAATAGTCCGCTACGTGGTGAATTGAGTAAGCTCAAAAGATTAGAAAAAAAGACAGAAAGTTCAATTCTTAAAGGAATAACTACCGAAGATAAAGAATTTAGTCTTTATGTTGATGGTATTCTCAAAAAAACAAGTTCTGATCGTTCGGAACTAGAAAGATATAAAGAACAATTTCCCAATCAACATGCTGTAATTAGACCCCGTGAATCCAGTATACCACAATCATCTAGCTCAGGTGTCGAAACCTCAACTATCGAATATGTTTTATACGTAAACGGTAAGCCAGCAATTCGTGATGACCGTCGATCATATTTAGAGCAATTGGCTCAAGTGGCTTTGGCCAATGATCCAGAAACAAAAATAGAAATAAAGAAACAACATGCATAACAAACTAGCACAAATAAAAGAGTACTGGGATCATCTTTATAGATCATGGCGTATTGCAGCAATCTATATTGTCAATGGTCTTTTCCCAACAATTTGGATTGGCAAGGCAAATCATTTAGTACTAAATACTAAAACACGCAGACATTTACTAAGATCGATTGGTGTGAAATAACGAGAGCGTTGTTGGAGTAAAAAGATGTTTATAAGTAAGATCAAAGAAGCTAAGAAAAAAACGACGTTTGATACACCAATCGACCAATTGAAAACTCCTGACATTCTATCTAGGATTGACAGTCCCATCGCTACGGTAGAGCCAGACAGTACCGCAGAACCAGGCAGCACCGCAGAGCCAGAGAAGAAAGAATTCAAGAAAGCTTCTCAGAGTGACACACTTCGCGCTACAGCAAACATGACTCCATCTGATAGGATGCGTGATCTGATGTCTAGGATGAGAGATTTAGAAGGCGACGAAGATGATCAGGGTTATCCTGAACCAAGTAGAGAGGTATCTGTTGAAGTAACCACCGAGAATCTGCCAGTTGTTATCTCTAAAGCATTAAGCACAGACAGCATCATGACTCCAACTTTTCATCAAGTGGCCAATCTTCCCGGAAATATGAGTCGTGGCATTCGTCAGATGGGAAAGCAATTGTTTAGAATATTTACTACGACCCCAACCGACGATATCTATATGATAGGTAATCTTGGTGGCATGGGTCCAAACACTGCAAGAGAGGTTAATGCTGTTGCAGGTTATCTACGCAATAATGGCGTAGATTTAGGCATAGGTGACATTGACTTTAATGATATAATTCCAGGATATCGCGCTGACATCTATCAATATAGTGCAAACGGAGTTAGATGGTTGTTAGTAAAAGACGAGTTTGGCCAGTATATCTACACATGGCCAGAGAATACGAGCGTGCAGCACAGCAACGCTAAACAAATAAGTTCAGACAGGAAATAATTATGTTAGCGGAAAGTTTAAAAAAATTACTAGCAAATAGCTATGCATTTGCGATCAAAGCACAACACTTCCATTGGAACGTCGAAGGTGAAAACTTCCCACAGTATCATGAATTTTTTGGTGATCTGTATTCCGAAGTAAACGGGTCAATTGACAAGATCGCTGAATACATTCGTACTCTAGGCAGTTACTCACCTGGCAGTCTGGAAAGATTTGCTGAACTCTCTGATATCAAAGGACAGCTTTTGATTCCTCGCGCGGAACTCATGTTCGCTGAATTGTTGCATGACAATGACATTATGTTACATTGTCTGCATCACTGCTTTGAATTAGCAGGTCAAGAAAAGAAATTTGGTATTGAGAACTTCATAGCGGAACGCATCGATGCACATGAAAAGCATGCTTGGATGCTCCGTGCAACACTTAAAAAAGAAAGAGCGTGAAGATTCATCAAATAATTGTCGAGTACAAACGCGAGGTAACTGCCAAGAATCTCGCTTCTCGTTTACTGGAATCTGTCGAAAGAGACGATATCGCGTATAAAGAAGAAGTGTTAAAACTGCAAAATAAAAATATAGAATCAAACGAGCTAATTAAACACATTTATAACAGTGGAATTTATCAGCGCAATCCTCTTAATTTCAAAGAAGTCATTCTGCACCAGGAAGATGACAAGTTAGTCTTAGTTCAACTGTCACCTTCACAGCTAGGCAGTGATTGGGTTCACGTAAACTTTATAAGAGCAGTTCCCACAAAAAGTGGCGTAGGCAAGATAGGCATGAGTAAATTGAAAGCTCTGGCACAAAAATTTGGCTACGGATTGGAAGGACAAGTATGGGAAAAAGGTTCTGTCAGTGCGGATAAACTGAGGAAGTTTTACACGGATCAAGGATTCACACTGCGCGACGATGACACATTCATTTGGGAACCTGAAACACCAGTTAATGAAAAGAAAGCACGAATGCATCTCAGAGATTTGACTAATGAAGCTAGTGACGAAGAGACCTCCTATCAAGAGATTCAGTTCTTGCCGATCAAATATGATGATGTTAAAACCAGGGATTTTAAAAGCGATCTCAAAAGCATAGACGGTGTTATTTCTGTTGTGAAAAAACAACCCAACGGCAAGATTCAAATATCGGCCATTATTGAAAATTCAGCCGACACAAACATTCTATTAGATCTTGCAAAAAAATATGGTATTGCGATAAGCAAAAATCACACAGTTACTGATGCATACGTTAACAAAGCATTGGGCGGCAAACTCAAAAATCAGGACGAGGCTGAGTATCTATCTCCCGACGATATACACCAGCTAGCAGACAAAAAAGGTATTCCTTGGGACAATGATCCCGAATTTCTTGAATTGACTAAGCGATTGACAGGTAAAGCTCATCTTGACTCTCTGGACAATCGTGAATTAGAGAAAGTAAAAAAGTATCTAGAACAATTGCCTCAAAGCAGCAATAAATTCGAAAAAGCAGGATATCAGCAGCTAGACACCAACTTATGGATGAAAGATCAGGGAACAATGGCTAAACTATTGATGCAAGATAGTGCGGATCGAAGTGAATCTAAAGCTATTCGATTATTCTGGGAACTGACTAAAAAATACCCGAATTTACCTAATCTGCCCAAATTCATGCAAGACAATGGTGAAGAATATTCCGAGATCAAAATTAAAAATGCCCCTTATGTAATGTTCAATATGGAGCAATTGAATCCTATCGCAGAGAACAGTGCTGAAGAAAACTTAGTATATGAGCTGAATAGAGCAATTAGAGAAGGCAAGGCCTGGCAAACAGTCTGGGAAAAAGTCAAAAAGCGACCAGAATTTGTAGATAATGTCAACTATACGGCGCCGAGGTTCAAGATACTATATAAAACACTGGAGCTACTAAACAAAGTTGCAAAGATAAATAATTATACGCTTGACACAGATTTAGATAGTGTTATGATACGCCCACGTACAGGCGAACTTGTGTTTACACTACCTTGGAGATTACAATGACCGACGAAATTCGCAACGCCCTTAGTGTCATCAATCAAATTACCGAGGGTCGTCGCGGCCGTAAGCCTCGCGTGAGTCGCGAGGATGATTTCGAGAATGACTCTGACGATGCCTCCGACGATGCGGATAATGATGCTGTTCCGAACATCCTGATGCAGGTTCGTAAGGCAATGGATCATGAAGGTAATTTTCCTCTGATGTTCATGAACGGCGAAGAGCATCGTGCCTCAATGGATGATCTTCGCGAGTTTGCGATTCTTTACCTCAGCCTCAAGCCTCAGGAGCGTGCTCAGCTTCAGGACAAGGCTGTCAAGAGTGTCGTTGATTTTAACGACTCTATTGTTGCTGGCCAGACTGGAAGAGCAAAGCGCCGATAATGCAGAAGATATTGCTAATCCTGCTCTGTCTATTCGCTAGCTCTGCGGTATCAGCAAATCCATACAACTACGAAATTGTTCGCATCGTTGACGGTGACACTGTTGAGATACGAGTAGATTGGCTTCCAGTTGAATTAGGTAATAAACTAAAGATTAGAATTTATGGAGTAGACACCCCAGAAAAGGGCGGCAGAGCACAATGCAAAAAGGAAGCTACTCTAGGTGAATCAGCCACCAAGTTTACTACCGAAACTGTTTACAATGCAGAAAATACTCAAATCATTGTGAAAGAATGGGATAAGTTTGGTGGTAGAATATTAGGCGATGTACTCGTTAATGGCAAAAGTCTCCGAGATCTACTCATAAAGTCTGGTTTTGCCAGGCCGTACTTTGGAGAGGCAAAGAAAAGTTGGTGCAACTAAATATTAGATGCATGACTTAAAAAGTCTAGATTATGAATCGTCTTATAAAAAGAATAGATTGGGAGTTGTTAACGATACTCGTGTTGAGCATCATGTTGATGATTACATTAATCAAATTTATGCTTATTTTACCAAGCGAGACTCAAACCCGATTACAGACCATTTATCTTCAATATCAAGCCGATATCATGTCCAATACGTCTTTGGACCAGAAGCAGCCTCAGAAGCAAGATTAGTCTTTCCAGTTCTGGAAATAGACACTATTTCTTTCAAAGATCGTCGTATTAAGATCTATGCTCCTGCTCCTTTAGTGGAGATAGTATGCGATTATGGCAATCTCAGTTTAGCTCGTATTACCCACGAAGAATTCATAGAATTTTACAATATGCGTTACTATCGAATGGCTAGAATGAACGCAAAACTATTAACATATGCTTGGCAGGGAGATTGGACAGAATACTATGACTTCATGATAAGTAAGATGTCAAGCTAAATACAAGATGCGTGCAAAAGAATTTATTATCGAAATCAAGCGAGCCAATCGACGCAAGAAAAAGAAGGCTAGCAAGAAGAAAGCAACTTTAAACAGGTACTATTATCCTGGCTTTGGCTATTACGGCTTTAGTGGGGGCACATCTGGAGATTCTTCAGGTGGGTCTGGAGACGGCGGTGGGGGCGGCGGTGAGAGTATCAATGAATCAGCAGTTACCGATCTAGCAAAAAAATTACCTCGTCTTTCTAAACACAATTACGGTACGATTGATAAACTCATGCGTAAAATCGCTAAAACGCATAAGATTAGTGCGAAAAAATTACACGATCTCTGGGTCAAAAAGTATCGAAAAACTCCTGATGCTTGGATCAAAAAGAAACTGAACGAAGGGCTGGATATCAACTTTCAAAAAGACGAAGTTGCTAAATTTGTCAAATTGGCAGCTAATGCATTAAAAATCAATCAAATACCAAAAATTATTCTCAGTCTAGATCATGCTGAAGCGCAAGAGCATCATCACACTGGTAAAATGATACCGGGCGATGGTAGTATTTGGGTTTATGCAAAAAATAGAAATTTAGTAGACATTCTAAGAACAGTGTGTCATGAGCTAGTTCATATCAAACAGCATGAACTAGGATTAATTGAGCCAAACAGCAGCTATCCAGGTTCTCCTATTGAAAAACAAGCGGACGAACTTGCAGGAAAGTACATCAAGATATACGGCAAGAAAAACAAGCAAATTTTTCAATAGTTGATATTTTAGCTAAAGTGTAGTATCATAGCAGTATGATCAAAGTACTGTTTAAACTCCCACGAGAACTTACCGTCGCCTTCAGCGGTGGAGTAGACAGTCTTGCTGTCGTGGATTTCTTGAAACGCAATCACAAAGTGCATTGTGCGTTCTATCATCACGGAACTGAAAACAGTGAACTCGCACAAAAAGTAGTCCGTGAATATTGCAAGAGCAATAAACTGACCCTTACAGAGGGATATCTCAAGTCAAGCAAGCCCAAGACGGAAAGCTGGGAAGAATTCTGGCGCAATCAACGATATGGGTTTCTGGCGCAGTTTCCATACGTGGTCACTGCTCATCATCTTGATGACTGCGTGGAAACTTATCTGTGGTCTAGTTTGCATGGCAATTCTAAAATCGTATTGCCTAAACACAAGAATGTTTATCGACCATTTCTTACCACGACCAAAGATCAGTTTGTGTATTGGTGCAGAAAACATACACTGGAATGGGCAGAAGATACTAGTAATCAGTCCGAACTTTATACCAGAAATTATGTCAGAAAACATCTTGTGCCTGTAGCCTTGAAGGTTAATCCAGGATTGCATAAGGTCGTCAAAAAAATGGTGCTATCTAACTTAGATGCGCAAAATGTTTGACTTATTCACGCTACGTTCATACACTAAATCAAATCAGAAAGGAGATACTATGACAACCCGAACTTTTAATAACGAAGCTAAAATCAAACTCACACAATTGATTCAAGATGGAATCGGTGTGATGGGTGAAATCGAAACGCTAAATGGCGGTCTGACTGACACGATCAAGGCAATAGCCGAGGAATTGGAAGTCAAGCCCAGCGTTCTGAAAAAGGCAATTAAAGTTGCCTATAAATCCAAGCTAGGTGAAACAAATCAAGAGAATGAACAACTGAATACCATTCTAGAAACGGTAGGTCGAACTCTCTAATGTCGTATGTGGATGCGATCTTAGATCGCGATAGTGATCGCATACTCGTTGTAGAACGGAATTCAGAGGGAGTTCGTCACTACAGCGAGCATGCCGCTAACTATGTTTTTTACTACGAAGATTCTAAAGGTAAATATCGTTCGATATTTGGCAATTCTGTGTCGCGCTTTTCCACTCGTAAACGCTCAGAGTTTGAGAAAGAAAAGCGTGTTCATAGCAACAGAAAGACCTTTGAAGCGGACATAAATCCAGTATTCAGATGTCTATCTGAGAACTATCTCAAATCAGATGCACCAAAGCTTCATACATGCTTCTTTGACATCGAAGTAGGATTTGATCTTGATCAAGGATATGCTCCTACAGACGATCCTTTCAATCCAGTTACTTCTATCTCAATGTATCTTGACTGGTTAGGCGAACTGATCACTTTGGCAGTTCCTCCTAAACACCTGAGCGATGAAACTGCTAATGATCTAACTCGGGATTTTTCTAACTGCATTCTATTTCGAAGCGAAATAGAGATGTTTGAAACTATGTTTCAACTGATCGAAGACGCTGATGTAATGACAGGCTGGAACTCTGAGGGATATGACATTCCTTATTTGGTAAATCGTGTTATCAAGATCATGACAAAAAATGATACTCGTAAATTCTGTCTGCTGGATCAATTTCCTAAACAGCGTACTTTTACCAGATTTGGAAAAGAGCAAAGCACCTATGATCTGGTTGGCAGAATTCATGTTGACTATTTGCAACTCTACAAAAAGTACAACTACGAGTCCAGACACTCTTATAGTCTGGATTCTATCGCTGAACTAGAGTTGGGTGAAACCAAGACAAAATACGAAGGCACCCTAGATCAACTGTACAACCGTGATTTCAAGAAATTCATTGAATACAATCGCCAGGACACGATGCTTCTATTCAGAATTCATGACAAACTGAAATTTCTTGATCTGGCAAATACTCTTGCTCACGAGAATACTGTGCTTATTCCCACAGTCATGGGTTCGGTACAAATGATCGAGATGGCTATTTTCAACGAAGCACACGAACGCGGGCTTGTTGTTCCTAATAAGAAGAGTACAGATGCAGAGTTTGATGACGAAGAAGATGAAGAAACTACTGCTGCTGGTGCATTCGTAGCTAATCCAAAGAAAGGTATTCATGAGTACGTAGGTGCAGTTGACATCAACTCTCTTTATCCTTCTGCAATCAGAGCACTTAATATGGCACCTGAAACGATAGTTGGTCAGATTAGACAGACTATGACCGATCAGTATCTGATGGAAAAAGCAAAAAAACTGGCTGGTGAGAAAAAGCGAAGAAAAGATACCGACGATATTAAAATGACTTCTCTATTGTGGGAAGGTCTGTTTGGCTCTCTTGAATATGAAGCGGTGGTGCGTCAAGAGCGTGGCACAATGCTCACAATTGACTACGAAGATGGCACAAGCGAAGAGCAATCTGCTGCCGAAATCTGGCAAATGATATTTGATTCTAACAACACTCTCATCTTGTCTGCTAACGGTACTATTTTTAGATCTGATCAGGAAGGCGTAATCCCTGGATTGCTTTCTAGATGGTACTCAGATCGTAAAGTAATGCAGAAGAAACTCAAAGAATCTGCAACTCAGGCTGATAGGGAATACTGGGATAAACGTCAGCTAGTACGCAAGATTTTACTCAACTCAGCCTATGGCGCATTGCTCAATGAACATTGCAGATTTTACGACAAAAGATTAGGTCAGTCTGTCACGCTCACAGGTAGACAGATTGTCAGACACATGATGAGTACAATCAATGAGACTGTGACTGGGGAATACTCTCATGAAGGTAAGGCTATCATTTACGGAGATACTGACAGTTGCTATTTTACCGCATTCCCTGCTCTAAGTCAGCAGATCAAAAAAGGTGAATTGGATTGGAATAAGGAAACTTGCATTGCCCTGTATGATAGCATAGCTGAACAAGCTAACTTGAGCTTCCCTGCATTCATGGAACGTGCTTTCCATTGTCCAAGAAAAAATGGAGAGATCATCAAAGCAGGCAGAGAACTGATTGGAGATCGCGCTATCTTTATCACAAAAAAACGCTATGCTATCAATATCTTTGACAAAGAAGGTAAAAGATTAGATAACAATGGTGAAATGGGAAAAATCAAAGCAATGGGTCTAGATCTCAAACGCTCTGATACTCCCAAATACGTTCAAGAATTTCTAATGTCCGTTTTAAAACTGACGCTTGCAGGTAAAAAACAAGAAGAAATCGCAGAAGCTATCAAAGAGTTCAAGCTCAAACTAGCAGAACAAGCTAGCTGGACAAAAGGATCGCCTAAATCTGCTAACAGTTTGACCAGTTATCAGGAACTCGAAAATAACAGCAGTACTGGCAAAGCCAATATGCCTGGACATGTTCGCGCAGCACTGAACTGGAACAGACTTCGGAATATGCACAGCGATAATTATTCCATAAAAATTGTAGATGGTATGAAAATTGTGGTTTGTAAATTAAAGCCAAATGCACTGAACTTTACCAGTGTTGCCTATCCAGTAGACGAACTCAGATTGCCCCAATGGTTCACTGATTTGCCGTTTGACGATTTGGCAATGGAAGAAACACTGGTAGACAAAAAGATTGAAAATCTTCTTGGTGTTCTTGACTGGGATTTGCGAAGTAAAACAGATACAAATTCTACATTCAACGATCTGTTCAGCTTTGGGTAAAATACGCTTGATATCGGTAAAAAAGATCTGTATATTACACAGATTATTATGGTAAATAAAAACGAGGGAATTATGAAAAGCAATCTACAAGACTTGATTCAATACACATTAGGATTAGGGGTGATTGATACTATTAAAATCACAGGAACTGACACGGAAACTTTGATGAATGCCGTTGCGGTCGATAAATCAGTAATCGCGTCAGGAAAGATGAAAACAGCAATGCCTGAATTTAAAGGCGTTTTTGGCATGCCGAATCTGTCAAAACTCAGGACTATTCTGGGATTTGACGATTACGATGAGACTGCTAACATCAGTGTTCTGAGGGTCAATAAAGAAGGTGAAGATGTGCCCAGCGCAATTCATTTTGAAACTGCCTCAGGTGACTTTACAAACGATTATCGTCTGATGTCTCGTCTTATCGTAGAAGACAAGGTAATTACTGTCACTTTCAAGGGTGCTAGCTGGAATGTTGAATTTGAACCAAGCATTCAGAGCATCATGCGACTGAAGAAGCAGGCTTCTGCTAATGCTGAAGAAGACAGTTTTACCATTAAAACTGAAAAGAATGAATTGAAAGTTTACTTCGGTAATCCTTCTACTCACTCTGGTAATTTTGTGTTTGCATCAGGCATCAATGGATCGCTAAGTCGCACTTGGAAATATCCAGTAAAGGTATTCCTATCAATCATGGATCTGCCAGGTGACAAGAAGGTAAAGATCAGCGATCAGGGTGCTGTAGAAATCACAGTTGACAGTGGTATTGCCGATTATACCTATCAGCTACCAGGACAAATCAAGTAATATGTCGAAAAATTCATTATTTGACTGGGATGATACGGATGATTCTCGCGAAGAATGGCGAGGAATGCCTGAGTTCAATCAACCGGACAATGGCGCATATAGGCAGATTATTATCAGTTTCGAAGACGAAGAGGCAGTAAGCAAGTTTGCAAAGCTACTAGGTACTCAGTTTACCGAGAAAACCAAGAGTATCTGGTTCCCTCATCGTGAGAGAAATAACGTAGCTGATCTATTCTGGTTCGATAAAAGCACGAAAGATCAAGAAAAAAACAATGAGTAATCCGCGTTATCCATTCTATATTCCGACAAAAGGTCGTGCTGACTCCAGACTGACTAATAAAGCACTGGAGTTTATGCAAGTGCCTCATTATCTGATAGTAGAAGAGCAGGAATATGATCAGTATGTTTCCGCAACCAAAGATTGCAAATACACTACGATCTTAATCTTGGATAATGAATATAAGAAAAATTATGAACTATGCGATGATCTTGGACTGACAAAGAGCACGGGCCCTGGCCCAGCGAGAAATTTCGCATGGGATCACGCCGTTAAGAACGGGTTTGACTATCATTGGGTTGCAGACGACAATATTGCTAATTTTCTTCGATTGAACAACAATTTAAAAATTAAATGCGGTGACGGCACACCATTTCGAGTCATGGAAGATTTTTCACTTAGGTATGAAAATGTCACTATGGCTGGTCCAAACTACCGAAGTTTTGCTAGTCAAAATGCCTCTATGCCGCCATATGTTAAGAACACGCGAATTTATAGTTGCAACCTAATCAAAAATGACGCTAAATGGATCTCGGGTGATCGTGCAGGTCAACCTTTTAGGTGGCGTGGCAGATTTAATGAAGATACGATACTGAGTCTAGATATGCTAACTCAAGGATACTGCACAGTGCAGTTTAACGCTTTTCTTCAAGACAAAATGAGAACTCAGCTATTAGGTGGTGGCAACACTGGTGAATTCTATTCTCGGGAAGGCACTGCGTCTAAAAGTAGAATGCTAAAGGAAGTTTATCCTGAATACACTGACCTAGTGTGGAAGTTCAAACGTGAACATCATCATGTTAACTATCTGCCGTTTAAGCAAACCAAGTTGAAACGAAGGTCAGGCATCGCTCTTTCTGAAGATATTAATAACTATGGGCTAGAGATTGTGGAAGTTTCTCCAGACACACCAGGACGTATTTGAGTACTTAACTGCTTGCATGTATATGAGTAATTCTGTATCTTTCCCACAAGATTTAAACTATGATTGAACATCGAAGCAAAACACTAATAGCCACGAAATATACCAATGCCATTTTCGTGGCTGAAAAAGAAGATTACAGTAAACATGATTTTCGATGGAATAATTCTACGCAAAAGTTACAGGTATTTAATGGTTCTTATTGGGAAACAATAGCTGCATCGTTTCAGACTGAACTTTCCAGTGAAGATAGTGAAGTTATTGCATGGGCAAAAGCAAAAATGCAAGAAGAAAAGAAATTAACGAATCTCGCGAATCAATATCCAGTGGTTCGTGATTTAAAAGAGCGGCTAGATTTAATTCTGGCTATTATTGGCAATGATGTAAATGAGGAATGTGAATGAGTTATCGAAGTAAAATCAGTATTCTACAAGATTGCATACAAATTATTGACAAAAATCTTGCAAATAGCATGCTACCAGCAGAGAAGCGCAACGCTTTACAGGAACAGCGATATCGTTATTCGACAGAAATTAGAAAATTCAGTCGAATCCAGTGGGAACAAGACCACGAAGTAGTTGACATTAGTGAAGAACGTTAATTTTATATATTAGGAGTAAATCATGAACAAGCAAATGAATCAAACCACCAACCCTCGCGTAACCAAGATTTTTGAAGATCTGGAACGATATCTTTCTTTCTGCCGAAATTTCGGATATAAGTATGATGAATCCGATCTATACAATTTTCGCAGCTTTGCCTACAAGCAATTTCAGCGACTTGAACAGGGTAAGAACCCAAAGGATATGTGGGCAGCCGACGGTAAAGTGTGATTAATATTATCGCATTTTAATATCCATAGAGGAACACCATGATACTAGAAAATGAACTGAAACTCGACTTCAAAGACGTTTTGATCAGGCCGAAACGTAGTACACTGAGCAGTCGCAGTCAGGTTGATCTTGAACGTAAGTTCACATTTAAGCACAGCGGCAAAGTATATGTTGGTGTTCCCATAATGGCTGCAAACATGGATGGAGTTGGTACCTTTGCTATGGCCAACGAGTTAAGTAAACATAAAATGTTTACTTGCTTGGTTAAAAATTATGAAGCTTCTCAGTTTCACGATCACATCAGCATTGGTACCGACTATTTTGCAGTAAGCACTGGTATCGGCGAGAGAGATTTTGATCGTCTGAATCAGGTTCTTAACGCCTATCCCGAGATCCAGTATATTTGTATCGATGTTGCTAATGGATATAGCGAGCATTTTGGCGATTTTGTAAGCAAAGTGCGTGAAGCTTACCCTAAGCACACGATTATTGCAGGTAACGTTGTTACAGCGGATATGACGCAAGAACTTATCTTGCGCGGAGCAGACATTATTAAAGTGGGTATTGGTCCTGGGTCGGTGTGTACGACGAGGTTGCAGACGGGATGCGGATACCCCCAATTATCAGCTATCATCGAATGTGCTGATGCTGCCCACGGTTTAGGCGCCCATATCATTGCCGACGGCGGATGTGCTTGTCCTGGCGATGTTGCTAAAGCTTTTGGTGCAGGTGCGGACTTCGTGATGTTAGGCGGCATGCTGGCAGGCCATGATGAAGGCGGTGGTAAAATCACAGAAGCAGTTTATAAAAGTCAAGAACAAGATACCTTAATTATAGGTGAGCATTCTGAAGATAGTATCTTAATGCCGCATCTTCGATATCATCCCAAATACGAAACAAAAAAGTTCGTGGAATTTTACGGGATGAGCAGTGATACTGCTATGCATAAGCACAGCGGTGGCGTTGCTAATTACAGGAGCAGCGAAGGTAGGACGGTAAAGGTACCTTATAGAGGGCCAGTATCAAAGACTGTGTTAGACCTACTTGGTGGAATTCGTAGCACATGTACTTATGTAGGGGCCGATAGTCTTAAGAATCTTAGCAAATGCACTACATTTATCCGAGTAACTCAGCAATTTAATTCGATTTTTAGCAAATAAGTCTCTGAGATCACTAAATAAGTGATCGAGAGACACAAAGATGAACGAAGATTTCAACGGTCAGTTGTTTCAAAAAGTTTGCGAATTGGAAGCTAGATTGGAACTAGAAGGCAGCAAAAGATATGAATTGGAGAGATTGTTAAAAGAGGCAGTCATAATGATTAGTCATACTGGCTTGACCGATTACAACACTGATTGGTACTTGAGAGCTAAAAAAGAGTTGAACATCTAATGGGATTCAAGAAGTCATTAAACTCCGAGGATATCATATCTCAGATACAGAGCACTGCTAGTGAAATACGTTCTCCATATAACGATGGATTTGTGTCTTGGGCACTGAAACAAGATCTATACAAATTACAGTTTTTTCTAGACGATGTCATAAAAAATCTGCCTGAATTCCCAGAAGAAGCTGAATTTTTAGATGAATTAAGTAAAATCAAGATATACAGAATTTTAAAGAAATAAAATGAAGCGTTTGGATTTACACGGCGTCAAACATCAAGAAGTGGATCGAATGGTCGAAAACTTCATTCTGATGAATCAGCAAGATTTACCGCTTACGATTATCTGTGGTAATAGCCAGCAGATGATAAAACTAGTAAAGAATGTTATTGATAGACTGAAATGTGAGACTTTTAACTCACATTATGGATCATTTATAATTACTAAATTATGAGGCATTTATGAAACTAACATATGAAGACAACAAAGGCAAAAAAATTACTGTAGAATTTAGCAAACAAGCTATCACAGACACTGAAGTTCAATTAGACAAGCATATTGCGCTGGAACCACTGTGGGAAGCGTTGAAAAATAAACTACAAACCAGTGAATCGTACATCTAACTGTGATGTATGAAACAGTTAATCTTCACTGACGACCAAGTTAACAGTTTTCTTCAAGAAATTCTGAGACAGATGTGGCAGGACAACTTTAAGCCAGATATTATCGTGGGTCTATCACGGGGTGGGGTAGTTCCAGCCATAAAATTGAGTCATTATCTAGATTGTACAATGCATAGTTTGAGTATAAGAATGAGTGACGGCATTGACAATGCAAGCAATGCAGTACTAGCAAAATACGCACTGCAGGGCAAACGCATACTGATTATAGATGATATCAGCGATACTGGCAATACTCTTAACTGGCTTAGAGATGATTGGGCGAAGGCAATTGATGATAGCCCCGAGCAATGGGATCAACTCATTTTCCACAAGACTATTAAATTTGCTACGTTAGTTGAAAATTCTAGCAGCGTGTTCGATGTTAATTACTCGGGAATGAAGATTAATAAGCACGAGACACCAGACTTATGGTGCGTTTTTCCTTGGGAAAAATGGTGGAATTAATGATTGACTGGGACAATACTGCATTTCTAAAAAAGTTTCACAAAAACAAGTGGCCTTGTGTTAGTATACAATTGTCAAAAAATAATTCAATGCGCA